TGTACAGATTCGTTCAAAGCATTGGACAGATGAGTATTTAGTAGATAGATTAGCAAAACAACTGGAAAAAGATAATCATGATATTTGACTATAACGATAAAAACACAACTCGATTTTTGGAGCAGAATATTTGTAATCTAGCATATGCTCATTTTGAAGGTGTTGGAGAATATGATATCCCTAAATTATTGCCGACACATATTGATGATTTAGAGAATATCGCATTACAAGGATTTAACTTTGCATTACGAGAAAAGTTTCCCGAACATAAGGGTGTACATTTTTTCTTACATGATTATCAATTTGAACGTGTTTGGAATCGTCCTGACAGATATACAGAGATGTTATCCAAGTTTGCATATGTATTAAGTCCAGATTTTAGTCCCTATGCAAATTCTCCTAAAGCGATTCAGATTTATAACATTTATAGAAAAAATTGGTGTGCAAGATATTGGCAAGATTGCGGAATTAAAGTTATTCCAACAATTACTTGGGGAAATGATGAAGATATAAATTGGTACTTAGATGGAGTCCCAAAACATAGTACAATAGCAGTGTCAACAATGGGTGAAGGTCGATGGGGTAATTGGCAATCACTTAAAAAACATTGGAATGAAATACTTGATATATTAGAACCAGATGTAATCTTGTTATACGGAAAAGATATGCGTTCTGAACTTAGCGGAAATATTATCTTTAAACCGATGACAAGTAGAAAGGTAGATTAATATGGGATATAAAGCGTGGGTAGGTGGTAAATCTGCGTGGGTGTCAACTAAATTTGGTACTCAGCGAGGCTACGGAAATGAAACGTCTAGTGAGAATTTTACTCGATATGACCACCCAATTCCAAATAGATGGCAAATTCAATTAAAGAACGGTAATAGTATCACAATTAATGCCGGTTCGTATCAAGAGGCCGTTAATATTAGAAATAATATGGCTGATGCGGATAAGAAAAAACGTCCTATTAAAGATAAACGTGTTTAATGAGGTGACTACATATGTGGGCAACATTAATAGCCAAATTAAAGGAGATTCTGAGAAAAATGATTGGAAATCGCACTATTGAACAGGAATTACACATAGCACCTGCTGTTTCTACAAAAATGGAAAATGCAATTACTCTTTGGGATTCTATGTATAAAAATGAAGCCCCTTGGCTACATGAGCCTACATACGATGACCCTGTGAGAGTTGTGTCGTTAGGTATTCCGTCAATGATTGCAAGTGAAAAAGCACGTATGGCACTCATTGAATTGGAAAGTGAGATTACAACACCTACTGTCGAAGTAGAAAAGCCTAACCCTAACTATGTACAGCCAGGAACAAAGATTTTCCCTACAGGCGAAAATACAGAAGAAACGGAAGAATTTACAAACCCGTTAAATCCATTAGCGTTTCAACCGGAAACAATTACTGAAACTCAGCCAGTTGGTGATTCTGCAAGAGCGGAATTCTTAAATGAGCAGTATAAGATACTGAAAGAACAGCATCTTAGAAAACAACTTGAATACGGAATTGCTAAGGGCGGTTTTGTTATCAAGCCTTACCCTGTTGAAGTTCCTAGTGAACGTATGCTTGGTGAAACTGTAGACCCCGCTATGACAGATAAGCAAAAACCGAAGTATAAATTCATCTTTGATTTTGTACAGGCTGATGCATTTTACCCCCTGTCGTTTGACGCAAGTGGAAATGCTACTGAGGCGGCATTTATTCAAACCCGAGTTGAACAGAATATTATTTACAGACGGCTTGAATACCATAAGTGGGAAAATAATACTGTCACTATTATAAATAAGGCATATAAAGCATTACAGAATACAGAACTTGGGGTTAATAATACTGATTTAGGTCAAGAAGTTCCGCTCACGTCTATTCCGGAATGGAAAGAACTTGCGCCGGAAACAACAATTTCCAATGTCAGTAGGCCGCTATTCGCATACTTCAGAATGCCTGAAGCAAATACAGTCGATACCAAGAGTCCTCTTGGAGTATCAGGTTATAGTAGAGCAGTAAGTCTTATTAAGGATGCAGATATGCAGTATTCAAGACTGCTTTGGGAATATGAAGCCGGTGAAATGGCTGTCAATATTGACCGTAATGCGTTTAACTTTATGACAGACCCTGCAAGACAAGACGGTAAAACAATTCTCGGCAACATGCAGAATCGTTTATATCGTAAGGTCGATATTGATGAAAATGAACTGTTTGAGCCTTATGCTCCGTCTCTTAGAGATACACAGTACATTCAAGGACTTAATGCGATTCTCATGAGAATTGAGGACGCTACAGGTCTTTCAAGAGGTACGCTGTCAGACGTTGCGGCTGAAGCACGAACAGCAACCGAACTGAAGATTCTCAAACAACGGTCATATGCCGTAAACGCTGAAATTCAGAAATCCCTTGAATCCACACTCCGTGATGTTATTTACATCATGAATGTGTACTGTGACCTGTATGAGATTACACCTAGCGGAGATTATGACGTGTCGTTTGAGTGGGATGACAGTATTCTGGTCGATGTTGAACGTGAACTGAATAAACGGCTCACACTGTATCAGAACGGACTTGAATCGAAACTTGAAATTCGTAAATGGTACTTTGGTGAAACTGAAAGACAGGCTCGTGAAGCACTGGCGAAGATTACTGAGGAACAACTTACGTCAATCGATACTCCTGAAACAATGACTGTCGGTCAGTATAACCCTAAGATGAACAGTGGAATTAAGAGGTAATTATGTTAAGCGATGATGCGATTGATAATCTTGTACAGCCTATAGTTAGTAGACAGGAAGATATCAGTAATTACGTCATCAGTGTTATAGCGGAACGGGTGAAGGCTGTTGGCACACTTTCACCCGCCGACTTGTTTAAACTAGAGTTACTGACACAGCGTGGTGCTGATATCAGAAAAATTAATCAAATGTTGGCAACGTTAGTTGGGGTTCAAGTTAAAGATATAAAAGCACTAATTAAAACTGTGGCTCTTGAAAATTATATTAGTGCAAAACCGTTTTATGACTATCGACATAAGTCATATGTACCTTTTGAAAAGAATACTGAACTTCAGAATCTTGTTAAGAGTATTGGAGATAGAACTGCTGAAACGTATGTTAATTTATCTCAAACGTCAGCGACAGGATTTATGGTCAGTGATTCAAGAAATCCAACTCAACTGACATTTAAACCTATTGAAGACACGTATAACAATGTAATTGACCGAGCCATTCAAGCAGTACAAAATGATACCGTCAGTTTTGAAACTGCCACAAGACGTGCTATTAAAGAACTTGCAGATAGTGGCATACGCACTATGTATTATCCAAGCGGATATACAAGACGATTGGATTCTGCTGTACGTATGAATATATTAGGCGGTGTCAATGCTATCAATGCAGGAGTACAAGCAGAGATTGGCAGACAGATTAATGCTGATGGTGTTGAATTGTCAGCACACGCTAATTCAGCGCCTGACCATGAGCCGTTTCAAGGGCATGTGTTCACGATTGAACAGTACAACAGACTACAATCAAATATGGATTTTGAAGATGTTAAGCAGAATCACTTTACAGGTGTTGATAGAATTATTGGTGAGTGGAACTGTAGACATTACCCAATTTATGTCGTACTCGCAACACATAAACCTAGATACTCTGTTCAGACTTTGGAGAAGTTCAGACAGCGCAATGCTGAAGGAATTACCTTGCCAGATGGCAAACATTTGACGCTTTATGAATGTACACAAGTACAGCGCAATTTAGAGACGCAAATAAGACGTGCTAAAGACGCTCAAATAGCGTTCAGAAACGCTCAAAACAGAGAACAAGCATTAATCTATCAGCGAAAAGTTTCAACGCTTACAGAACGCTTAAAATCGTTCTCAGCGTATGCCGGTTTAGCAGTCAAACGTAATCGAATTACAGTAAATGGTTATCGTGTATTAAAAGATGATATATAATTTACAAATTACCATTTATTATATATAATAACATCAGAGATGGAGTGTCCATTTCTTGTCTAACGTAAAGACGCTTAAAGAAACGTACACTTTACCGCAAACTGTAATGCGGGTAAATAAATAACAGATATAAAGAGTGTAAAGGAGAGAGGTAAAAATGGATTTAAAAGAATTGTTTAGTAAAGCAGAGGGTGGAGTATTTACGTATGAAGCCTTTGAATCTGCGCTCAAAGATGCTGGGATTAAACTTGCTGATTTGAGTTCTGGTGAGTATGTGTCTAAGCATAAGTATGACGATGACCTTAAGGCTAAAGATGACAACATCGCAAAACTTAATGATACCATCGCAAAACGTGACACAGACCTTGCGAATCTGAAGTCTCAACTTGAAGAGGCTGGTACAGATGCGACAAAACTCGGAGAACTTACAACACAGTTTAATGACCTGCAGACAAAGTACGATACTGACATTAAAGAGTATCAGGCTCAACTGAAACAGCAGGAATATGAATTTGCTGTCAGAGATTTCGCTGGTAATAAATCGTTTACTAGCAATGCCGCTAAACGAGACTTTATTCAGTCCATG